GATATTTGATTGTGATCCTGATCCAGAGTGCTCACCTAATGATTCTCATACCATGCAAGGTGGTGGTGGATCTTCAGATAATCCTAGCAATACATCTATTGCAAATTCTGCACAAAACACTGCAAACTCTACTAAATCAGAGAGATCGTATGGAACTGGCATAGAAAAGTTGAGTTCCAGTAAAGAAGGTGTTACAATAAAGAAAGTATTTGCTAAACCGAAATTAAGAACAAAAGATTTAACTAATTTAGTTGGTTATGTTAAAGGTCAACCATATTATGGCCCGTTTCATTCTCATACAAGAGATGATGGAAGTGTTGTTAAGATGGTTGGTATCGCACACACAACATCACCACATGATGTCATATTTGATACAGTTCAAGAGAGTCTAGAATAATGCCAATTACACCAACGTCATTTGATAATATTAAAGTAGGATACATCAGCGAAACTGATGGTTACATTCAAAATGTATCCATTGCTGATGCTAATTCTTACGCACAATTAAACCCAGAGACGGAATTTATTTTTATAGATGGAGATGAGAAAGTTAGATTTTTGACAATTAATGAGGTCAACGCATTAACTCCCAAAAATCTACTTAGATCTGATCCCTGCTTAACTGGTGATCAACCTTGTGGCCCACCAAAACTCAAGTTTTTTGGAGGTGGTGGTGTTGGAGCAAGTGCGAATCCAGTGATAGATGTTAATGGTAATTTAATCGCAGTCGATCTTGTGAGTGGTGGTTTTGGATACACCTCACCACCACAGGTTCAAGTTCTTGATCCCTGTAAAAATGGTAGTGGTGCTGTTCTTCAAACTATTATTGAAAATGGTGTTGTTATTAAAGTTATTATTAAGGATAGTGGTCAAGGATATCTGCCACCACCACAAACAGTTCCACAATATCCTGCTATTATAGAACTTACAGGTGTGACTATTACAAATCCAGGCTTCAACCACAATTGTGGAGTTGATACCATAGAGGTAATACCAAGTAATGGAACAGTTCTCTCATACAGTTGTGATCCTTTTGGAAAGATTAGATCTGTATCTGTTGATAAGGGTGGTAGATTTACAGAGTTACCACAAATCAGAATGAATACCGAAACTGGATTCAATGCGACTTTTGTTCCTGATTTTAGTATTATTCGTGATCCACAACCAGTGGAACCAGTATTAACAGATGTAGTTCAAGTATTTGATCTAGTTGGATTAAATATAAATGGTTACGTTGATGGTAAACCATATTATGGAAACATATACTATGTAAATGGTATCAGATATGCAGGAACTTCTGTTAATTCTGGAACTAACATTGTTGTTTATGATACTCAACTTGCCAGTGTTCAGAAGAGACCTATCGAGGGTGCGATTGCTCCAAGTCAAATAGAGGAGACTGAAACTCAAGAAGATACTATAGAAGCTATAAGTTCTCCAACCAGAGGAAGTTACTCTACCACACCAACAAGTGCTCCATCAACTACTCCAACAACACCATCAACAACTACAACACCAGCAACTGGTGGTGGATATTCGACTCCATCTACACCAGCACCTGCACCATCAACACCATCAACACCAGCACCACCATCATCTAGTCCACCTAGCAGTGGTGGCGGTGGATACGGAGGAGGATACTAATGTCAGAGAAGAAGAATTTTTGGGGCCAAGTATGGAGTGCCATGAATGGTGCTATCACGTTTGGTAAAATAAGCCCAAAAGGTGATGTCACTTCGAGTGTTCATATCCAAGCACTAGATGGTAGACACTTCATGTCTTTCGATGAAGATGGCCCACGAACTGGTTACACTTTATTAAATTCACCAGGTTCAACCTTTATTCATAGTGGTGAGGATTTAGAACAACAGCAAGAAGCAATCATGATTCTTGCAAATAACGGTGACATACATTTAAAAGCAGCGAATGGTAAAATTAAATTAGAGGCACTTGACATTGAGTTAATTGCTAATGGTAATGCTCCACAGGGTGTTATTTGGGCAAACGCATATGAGACCTTGAAACTTGACTCAAAAAATGTTACAATAGATGGAAAGCAGTCTTTAAAAATTATGACATCGGGATTACTAACGATGAGAGGTGGTCTTGGAACTCAAATGTTATCACCACTCATTGAGGGAGTCTCTGCTGCTATGTCTAAATTAAAACTACCAGAACCCGCAGAAGTAAACAAGGAGTAACATGGCATTTGCATTCGACGAAATATTTGCATATGGTGGGCAACTTATTGTTGCTGCTAAAAAGATAGTTCCTAAAGCATTGGGAGTAGGTGAGAATAAAGTAGATCACACTGCATATATTCAAGGTAATACACAGATTGGGAATGATGGTGACTTTTCATCTGCTAATGCGACTCTAATGGTCGGTAGAGAAAGCACTATCGGAACACCTAGTGCAATACGCACAAGAGGTAACGTTGATATTAGAGGTGATGGTGGAACCGCAAATGGTTTAAGAGTATCTGGTGGATCTTCAATCGACACCGTGCATATTGTTGGTGATTTATTTGTAAGTGGATCAATTGATGGTGGTAACAAAGGTAGGCTCGCTTCTAGATTTGGTGCTGCTGATGGTAGACCAAAACCATTTGATATTAAACACCCAAGTAAAGAGGGATATAGATTAAGATATGCTTGTATTGAAGGCCCAGAAGTGGGTGTATATTGTAGAGGAAGAGTTAGAGGTGAGAAGATAATAAAGTTACCTGATTATTGGAAAGATTTGGTAGATGTTGAGAGTATATCAGTTCAATTGCAACCGATAGGTGCTCATCAAGATGTTATTGTGAAGAGATGGGATGAGGAATTTATTTACCTACAAGCACAAGGTGGTATGCCTGTAAATTGTTTCTATCATGTATATGCTGCAAGAAAAGATGTGAATCCATTATATGTTGAGTATGAAGGTGAGAGTTGGAAAGATTATCCTGATCCAAACTTTAATCCAGATACAGCACCAGAGAATCCAAACTATAATGATCCAGAGTATCGTCGTCAGAGAAATACTATAACAATTTGAAGAAATTAATTTATGTTGAGGAGAACTTTATTTCTCCTGATGATTGTCAAAAATTTATTGATTTATCTCTTACAAATAAGGGAAAAGAGATGCCTTATGGTGATGAAACGAGGGGTGGAGATACTTATTTAACCACTGTTGAATGGAAAGATCACACTGCTGTTTATCTTGGTGGTGATGTTGAACCAACCATACCATCATTGGATGATAAGGTTATAACTAATGTAAATGATATATGTAAAAGTTTTGACCCTGATATAATACTTGATTATGTGGGTGTCGTTCGATGGCCTGTGGGAACGTTTATGAAACCGCACTTTGACAAGAATGATGTCTATGGTGAAGATGTCTTTGCTGCCATGTTGTATCTAAATGATGACTTTGAGGGTGGATCTACAGTGTTTGAACATATGGAAGTCAAACCAGAGACAGGTAAACTTATCGTATTTTCAAATTCAAAGTATCTTCACTATGTGACTAGGGTTGACAAGAGTGAAAGGTATGTGCTATCATTCTGGTATAAATATCCCAAATCTAATGGATGATGAATACTTGACACGTTGTGTCGTTGATCCACTCAAACGTAAACTTTATCTGTATTCTAGTGAGGGTGATGAAAAAACCGTAGACTGTGAAACCGTGGATCAGTTTATGAATATGTTACGGTTTGTGCGTGATACAGCAAGCGATGAGGTGTTATCATACGTTAATCCTCTTTAACGGCCACCAAAATCAGCTTTAGCTTCCAAAAAGGCGGGAAAAAAATCCCGCCAATTTTTTTGCCCTATTAGTTTTTTTATAAATACCTAAAAAGTATAGCGAGTTAAAATGGGTATTCGCATAGATGGAAATACTGATCTAATAAATGCTGCTGACGGTACGCTCACGATTGAGGGTATGTCGATAAACACCTCTGGCATGGTGACAGCGACAGGTGGTGTAAAAGTTGGAACTGCTGCCACAATTCATTCTACAGGTCAATTCAATATAGGTGTCGCACACACAATCTTCGCGAATGGTAATGCAACTCATTCGGGTATAGTTACTGCTGCTGCATTTCATGGAGATGGTGCTAATATTACAGGTATATCTACTCTTAATATTACGGGTTATGCTGCTGGTGGAGGAGGAGCTGGTGTTGGTGGAACATGGGCTGTAGGAACTGCTGGAATTCATACAACTAAGAACATTGGTGTCAATA